AAGCTAGATTAGTATTGACTTGTGGACCAACCAGAAAAACCTGTTCTTTTGGATAGATAACTTGTGGGTCAATACCATAAAAAGCTCTAAAAAATTGCTGAATACTATATCTCGTACCTTTAGAGCGATATAAGATATTAGAAAACTTAGATGCTTCACGTTTGTTAATAAAGCCACCAAAGTAAGCTTGACCTAATAGTAATTCATCTTCAATATATTGTAACTGATCTGCGTCAACCTGGGTAACATCTCGAACTCTATATAGTTCTTGAATAAGCTCATCAGGATTATTATCCTGACCCATAAAGTCATAGTAAGCTTCAAATAACTCTACTAACTTTGGATATTGCTCAAGAAAGTGTTCTGGTAATACATTAGAAACCTCAGCTCTTTGTAAGTTGAGGTCTCTTCTGTTATTATCTTTTTGTGTTTTATCTAAGCCTAAAGTCATTAATTTGTCGCTGTTGTAATTACGCCACGAGCATCAGATGCATCTGGATCATATACTAAGATATTATTTCTTTGAGGTGTGATAGCACTTTGGTTTGCAGGAACGACATTTAATTTAATATAGTCTGTTCCACCTGTAATAGCAGTTGGTGTGAAATATGTAAGTGTAGCAGTTCCTGCTGCAGCACTATAAGAACCAATGCTGTCAACAACAATTGTATCACTACCAGTAGCCACAATCTGTAAGTTTGTAGAACTCAACTGATTTTGAATTTTACATTGTACACCGTTGTAAGTAAACGTAGAAGAAGTAACTCTATAATTCTCATCATCAGGTGATGCAATACCTGCAGGGAATCTTAATGTAAATGTATTAGATCCGGCAATAGCAGACACCGTTGTTAGAATAGATGTATAAGATGCTGTTGAATATTCAGCTATCGCTGAAGCAGCTGATCTGTAATCTTGGTTATTGATTAAAATAATAGCAGCATTTACTTCACTATCAGGCATTGTGAAGTTTGTAATTGTATTAATTGCTGATGTGATTGTAGGAGATGTTGGAATAAATCTCTGAATCATTGTAACATCAGCTCTTGATGATAAGATAGCTGCGTTAGATTCATCAATTAATGTTAACATATTTGAACGTCTAAATGATTGCTCAAATCCACCTGTATTATTTGTAAAGTAATTCTGTATAATACCTAGTACATTTGACTGTACTGTACTAATAGTCGTATCTGTTAAACGTGGGTTAAATTGGAAGAAGTTTTGTACACCAATATATGTAGTTACGGGATCTTCAAATCTAAGTCTAAATGATACAACAGCTAAATCTTCGGCTAGATTCAAAATGGCAGTTTTAGTATTTGCTTGAACAAGATCAGTCACATCATCTTCAAAATCGATTGATACGTATACGGCACCAAACTCAGGATCTAGATTATCCTCTCCACCCCATGCTTTAATATCTTTAATAAGTGTAGAGTAGTTACGAAGAATGAGTGATGAATAGTCAGCAGCTGTAACCATTCTGTTTTGTGTAGCATACTGAAATGGTGCATTCTTACGAATAGATTCAATAGATTCTTTTGTGTCACCACCAACTGAGTTTGTTACGGTAGTAACAGTTAGAGCTACAGGAGTTGTAATACCAGCATCTGTATCAGAGAAGTTTGCAGCTGCAGTAAATGTTGTTGCACCATTTGCCACTGAACCATTAGTTGCTAGATAAACAACCTCAATTTTAGATCCAGCTTGAGGAGCAATACCAAAAGTTTCACCATCACCAAATGATAATTCAAAGTATCCGTTTGGTGCTTCTTTTAAAATGTAAATTGTTGATTGAGCATTGATAGTTGTGGCATTAATAATGTTTGTATAAACAGCGTATGTTGTACTGGTTGTACTTTCGTAAACTCTCACTTCAACAGTATCAGCATCAATATTTGTTTCAGGTATAATATAGACCGGATTATCTTCATACTCACCAACAATAAAGGTTTTTGTTTTCTGAGTACCTTCATAGATCTTTAACTGATCTGAACCATTAGCGTCTACAAAACTATAGAATCCTGTACCATCATCAGTACCACTATAATCTTCAATTGTTTGGAATGTATATGACACATCATCTACTGACGCTGTAAATGTTGTTCTTGCTGGTAAGGTTAGACTGGAGTTACGACCAGCCTCTGTAGAATTTAAACTAATGTTAACCACGGCCTGTGCAGCTGTATCTGTGTCAGGAACATAGCCAATACCTTCAGCTAGTGAAACAACTGAACTTCTAAGTTGTGCAGTACTCAAATAAGATTCATTTAGAGCAAAGTTAGCAACTAAAGCATTGATGTGAGTATTATATGCGAGTACATCTAGAATGTTTGAAAGACCAGATGCTTCAAAGTTATAGTCAGTAAACTCTTCTTTCGCTGCCAGATACGTTTTAAGATTGTTCTTAATAGTATCAAAATCTAATGCTGTTGATCTAATTGTTGTTGCCATGTTATCTTAGCCTTGATAGAACTGTTGTAAATGTTACAATTTCGTCTGAGTTTACAACTTGAAATTCAATGGTAACATCAACACTATTTTGATCTGGTTTGTAATTAACCAGGATGTCAATTATCTGTGCTCTTGGTTCGTATGTTTCAATGTTGTAAATTATATTATCTCTAATATCGCTCTCTGTTGTTTCGTCTGCCAACTCAAACAATTGCGATCTAATATCACCACCAAAGAATGGTTGAAATGGTTTTTCATAATGATTAGTCTGTATCAAAGTTTTGATGGCCTGTTTAACAGCTGCTGCATCTCTCTTTGTATAGATCTCACCATTTGGCTTTGCAGTAAAAGTCAAATCAATATCTTTGAATAGCTTATTTCTACTAGTAATTAACGTACTAGTAGATAAGTTACCATCTTCTCTTGATAAAACTCTTGTTGTAGCCATTTCTCAATTCTTTTTCTTTTATTTATAAGCTTTTTAAAAGTTTCCAGTGAATTCGGGTTTTAATCTTCTAATGTATCTCCCCCAATATTGTAAATCACTTGTACCACCTATAGTTTTACCAGCCCATATAGTATTGCCGTAACGCCAGTGTCTTGTGGGTCCGGTATCAATGTGTAGAATAGTAACACCAAATCCAAAGCCTTTAAATCCAGCTTTCATTGCAGCATCTACAAGTTTACGTTTTTTAGCATTTGACATTTTTGATATATCTATGTCAAGCGCTATACCTTCGAAATGCTTACTGCCTCTACGATTTCCTTCTCTAGAACTACCAGATTTTACTAAAGCATCATTAAAATAAAGCTTTTCACCAAAATATTCTTGCATTCTTCTATATTCATTATTAAGTAATCTAGTCATATTGACAAGAGCATTAGGTTTTAAGAATTTAGAAGCTGTTTCACCATTTAAGCTTACTAGTTGTCCATTAGCATTTAATTGATACAGAGGATCAAATGCTGTGTTAGGATTAATGCCGTAATCACCAGTTTCATTTAGCTCTTCACCTGGTGTTTCTACTGTTGAAGGTACAGCTAAACACTCAACTAATTCGCCATTAGCTAACTTATTACCATTGTATTGTGTTTCAACTTCTCTATTAAATGTGCCTTTCCAATTTGTGTCAATTTCTGGAAGTACTAAAATAATTTGAGCTTCTAATTCTTCATTAGGATTAATCTCGTCATAGTGTAATATTAATTTATCAAAATATAGTGTGTCTTTCCAATATTCAGCTAAGTCAAACATAGCAGAAACATCTTTCTTGCCTTTGTTATCGACAAGTTGATATACGACTGCTCTGCCTTTTAATTTCAAATCATTAAGTGAACCAGCAGTAATTGTTTCATCTGGTCCAGGTCTATAAATTCCCTCAACAACTGTAAGTCTGTAATTACCGAATGCAGTTTTATTCGTATTAACAGATCTTAATACTTCAGCATGATAGTATAAATGTCTTGCAAGATCTCTTCTCTGTTGTTGATTCTTAATAAAGTTAAAGTTTGTTGCATTGCCACTACTTGCTAGGAATTTAGCTATTGAAACACCAGGTGCTAATTTAGTTTTTTCAGTGATCGCATCTTGGAAGTCTGGATTATATAATGGATCAGGTATTAAATTGACTCTTACTTTCTTTGGTAAGAATGGATCTAGACCAGCATAAGCATTTGCATTACCAATTTTAGTTTGTCCAATCTTTGGTGTTGAACCACCACTTACGACTCTACCAATTCCCTCAGGGGCAGTTTGTGCAATCTTGGGTGATACAACTCCTTCAGCCACAGCTTGACCTACAAAGGCTGTATTAGTTTTATTTGCTGTGTCTCTAATCTTAGATCTTACAACACCTGTCGTAATTTGTTTGTCATATAAACCTGAATATGCTAAATTTTTGTCTACTAGATTCTTGATATAATTACCATCATCAATGCGTGTAACAACAATGCCATCATCAGCTACAAGATATGTACTCAATGTTAGATCTTCTGCAACATCAGGTTCGTTAAAGTCAGGGACACCAGGATCTGCTGGATTTGATGCTGAGCCAGATGATCCCAATGAACCAGCAGTTGAAGCGCCAGTTGCTTTATCAGCAAGCGCTGCAAACTTAGCTTTACCAATTAAATTACCATAAAATGTTGGTGCTTCAACAGATCCTTCAAATGATGCTTCGTTACCTTTAATATTAATAGACTGTCCACCAATAACACCATTAGTACCAAATACATTTAATGTAGTAGCTGCAATATTAGTTTCAGTTGCAGCAGTATTCAGTTTAGTTTCCGATGTGATGGCTGTAGTGCCACTACTTGTAAATGTGGCATCACCATCTACGTTGTTAGTAAAATCACCTTTTACGTACGTAGCCAAACCACCTACAAAGAATTGAGACGATGGTTGTGTTGATATTGTAGTAATAGCACCTCTGACAGTGTCATTCTTAAATTCACCTACATTTGTACGCTGTGAACCTAGAATATTTGTATTAGCGTTACCCTTTACAT